CAATATGCAAAAAAATCCGGACAAAAATTTTGTGACCGTAGAGGTTGATCCAGCAACAGACGAATATTATGTTACAATACCTGAGTGGATCATCAATGATCTTGGATGGTATGAAGGTACTGAGGTTGAGTGGGTCATTGATGGTGACGAATTGTTATTAAAAGAGGTTCAAGATGAATGAAATAATGGGCACTATGTATCACATTTATCTAAAAGATAGATGTTTACATTATGGATTAACAGAAGAAGAATTTCCAAAGGCTTGGGAGACTGCCAAGGGAATGATAGTTCTCATGAAAACCGAGTACACGATTGATGACCTGAGTTATGAGGAACTCAACTACTCAAAGAATGCAATACTCGACTCATCACACTGATTGACTAACCACTATATAAGTGGTATGATACTGAAGTAAAAATCATTCGATTATGACAAAAGGATTCACTGTAAAAGCAAAGGCACCGATTCCACAAAAATCAGAGCAAGAGTGGGATTATGATCTTGCGAAACAAATGATTCGAGGAAAGACAGTTGTATTTTGTCTACCTGGGAGGGGTGTTTCGTACACATATCTAAAAAGTTTTGTACAATTATGCTTTGATCTTGTACAAGCAGGTGCAAGTATTCAGATTAGTCAAGACTACAGTTCCATGGTGAACTTTGCCCGTTGTAAGTGTCTCGGTGCAAATGTTCTACGTGGTCCAGATCAAAAACCATGGGATGGTAAATTGGAATATGACTATCAACTATGGATTGATAGTGACATCGTATTCAATACTCAAAAGTTTTGGCAAATTCTTTTAATGGATAAGGATATTGCCGCTGGTTGGTATGCAACAGAAGATGGATCAACCACATCCGTTGCACATTGGTTAGACGAAGACGATTTCCGTGGTAATGGTGGTGTAATGAATCACGAAACGGTTGACAGTATTTCAAAGCGTCGTAAACCATTTACCGTTGATTACACTGGATTCGGATGGCTTCTCATTAAAAACGGTGTCTTTGAGCACTCTGAGATGAAGTATCCATGGTTTGCACCAAAGATGCAGGTCTTTGAGTCTGGTGAAGTTCAAGACATGTGTGGTGAGGACGTTTCATTCTGTCTCGATGCCAAGGAAGCAGGTTTTGAGATCTGGTGTGATCCTCGTGTTCGTGTTGGTCACGAAAAAACTCGTATCATCTGAGTCTTATGAGCAAAGAAGAATTTTACACTGTCTATGTCGATGGTGTTGAAACTCATAAAAATCTTACAGAAGATGAATATTTTGATCTGATGGAAGACTTTGCGATAAAATACTATGAGTCGGGAGGTACAAATCCCGTCAAGGTTACTTTTAAAATCACTCAAGGAGATTAATTCTTATGGCAATGCGTAAAGGTGGTGGGTATGTCAAGGGCGCACCCAAAAAATCTCGTCAAGGCTGTGGCATGAATACCAAATATGCCGCATCTTCTCGTAATAAAGCACGAAAGAAGTATCGTGGTCAAGGTAAAGGTTAATTAATACTGCACGGGCGGGTTTATACCCGCCTTTTTACTAAAAATAAATACGATTTAGGGATAGGAACCCCTTAAAAAGTTCTGTTTTGTCAAGAAAAGACCAAACAGGAGCAAAATGTACTACAAACAAGTAGACAGGGATGTCAATTACATGTACAAAATGTGGGGAACAACCAAATTAATAACTGATTATTGGTCACTTCCGCAACAATCCAATGATCCAGAAGAATTTACAACCGAAGAATTAGAAAAACAACCGCATAATCTTAAAATACAGTCAGAATTGCACCAAAAAATAAGAAATGATGACGATTATGATGACTGGTCGTATGGAACGGAACCAAATTATGGAGTTTCCTGGTAATACTCATAAATAAATGCAGAAAAAAGTCCTTTCCAATGTCCATTAAAAGGGTATCGAGATCATTTAAGGATATTAGTTTATCATTTGAACCACATCCAGTCACTAAAGACTTACCTATTCTTAAAAATGAGCGAGCAATCATTCGATCTGTTCGAAATATTGTAGAAACTATACCTTCTGAGCGATTTTTTAACTTAGATTTTGGAAGTGATGCAAGATCTTCACTATTTTCAATCATCGACTATGGAACAATTGCAATTATTGAAGATCAAATCATAAGATCAATCAAAAATTATGAACCAAGAGTCGAAAATGTAAGAGTTAATGTGAGTTCTACCTATGATGATAATACTGTTGAAGTAGAAGTGATCTTTGATATTATTGGACAGGACTTTCCAACACAAGAGTTTACATTTATTCTAGAGGCAACGAGATAAAATGCCTTTTACAAATTACACAAATCTAGATTTTGATCAGATAAAAACCTCGATCAAAGATTATCTTAGAGCAAATTCAAATTTCACAGATTTTGATTTTGAAGGATCAAATTTTTCTGTATTGATTGATGTACTAGCATACAATACTTACATCAATGCATTCAATACAAATTTGACCATAAATGAAGCCTTCTTAGATTCTGCAACTGTAAGAGAGAATGTAGTATCACTGGCAAGAAATATTGGATATGTGCCCAGATCTAGAAAGTGCTCTACGGCAACAGTTTCTTTTGATATTGAAACAAATGAAACTGGATTATTATATCTACAACCAGAGTTATTGTGTGTTGGTTCAGTCAAAGATTCTTCGTACATATTCTCAATTGCAGATGAAATAACTGCATCCATTATTGATGGAGTAGCGTCATTTAACAATATCACAATTTATCAAGGGAGACATATAAAACAAACTTTTAATGTTGATACTTCCCTAGATCAGAGATTTATTCTACCAAACTCCTTTATAGATACTTCTACAATTAGAGTCTATGTCAAAGGTCCAAATGACATTGGGACTGGTAAGAAATATTCTTTAATCGATAATATTATTACAGTAGATCAAAATTCTGAAATTTTCTTGATTCAAGAAGTTAAAGATGAGAGATATGAATTATTATTTGGTGATGGTATAATTGGTAAAAAACTAGAAAATGGATCCAGAATCGTCGTTACTTACATTGTAACTGATGGTCGTGAAGGAAATGGAGCTTCTGAGTTTTCTTTTGCAGGGTCTATAAAAAATTCGAATGGTGTTTTAGTAGTACCAACGAATGAAACCATCACAATTACTACAGTACAAGAATCAAAAGATGGATCCGAAATTGAAACTGTAGATTCAATTAAATATTATGCCCCAAGAATATATTCGTCCCAATATAGAGCAGTTACCGCTAGTGATTATGAAGCTTTAATTAAAACAGAGATCTATCCAAACGCAGATATTGTGACCGTAGTTGGTGGAGAAGAACTAAATCCACCAGAATATGGTTCTGTATCTATATCAATTAAACCAAAAAATGGTTTATACATTTCCGATTTTGATAAAGAACTTATCTTATCAAAATTAAAGAAATACTCTATTACTGGAATCAATCAAAAACTAATTGATATCAAAGTTCTCTATGTTGAATTGGATTCTTTTGTTTATTATAATCCTGTCAAATCATCTTCTCCTTTGGCAGTAAAGACAAAGATACAAAAGTCTTTAACAACACTTGCAGAATCTTTATATTCAACTAAGATTGGTGGTAGATTTAAATATAGTAAAGTTATTAATATAATAGATGACTCTGATAGTTCAATAACATCAAACATTACCAAGATAATTATAAGAAGAAATCTAAACTGTTTATTGAATCAATTTGCAGAATATGAATTGTGTTATGGAAATAGATTCCATGTAGATTCTGATGGTGGAAACATTAAGTCTACAGGATTTAAAATTCCATCCCAATCTGGATATGTAAATCAAGATGGATATCTTTATTTTACAGATATTCCAAATGCAGATAAAAAAACAGGTATTATTGCAGTTATCAAACCATCACTAGTACCTGATGTAAAACCACAAACAATACTTCAGTCGGCAGGAACTGTTGATTATGTAACTGGTGAGATACGTTTAAATGCATTAAATATCATTTCAACAGAAAAACCAAATGGTGTGGTTGAGATACAGGCTTTCCCAGAATCGAATGATGTAATAGGATTGAAAGACTTGTATCTATCAATCGATATCGAAAAAAGTAAAATAAATATGGCTAAAGATGTTATTACATCTGGAGAGAATACCTCTGGTGTTCTTTTCACTTCAGATTATTACAAATCAAGTTACTCTAACGGAAGTCTAATAAGGAATTAATATGATACACGATAGTTTTGAAAATAGAGTTAAGATTCAGGATCTCATAGAAAATCAAATACCTGAATTTATATCTTCTGAAAACCCTAAATTCTCAGAATTTTTAAAACAGTATTATATTTCTCAAGAAATACAAGGTGGAAATATAGACCTTGTAGAAAATCTTATTGATTATTTGAGGTTAGACAATTTAAATAATAGTACTTTAAATCAATCAACAACGTTATCTGCAGACGTTTCTTCCACAAATATTACTGGTGGAATAACATCTGAGATTTTTGTTGCTAGTACTAAGGGATTTCCAGCAAAGTATGGTTTGATTCAGATTGGAACTGAAATTATAACATATAAGTCAAAAACTTCTACAAGTTTTGTAGACTGTGTTAGAGGATTTAGTGGCATAACAGAGTATAAAGATGCATTAAAATTTTCATCTTCTTCAATATCCTCACACAATTCAGGAAGTAGTGTAATTAATTTAAGCGTACTATTTCTTCAAGAGTTTTACACCAAAATAAAATCACTAATTTTACCAGAATTACAATCTTCAGATCTATATTCAGAACTGAACATTAATAATTTTCTAAAGAATACCACGTCATTATATAAGTCTAAGGGTAGTAGAGAATCATTTAAAATACTTTTTAGAGCATTATTTGGAATTACACCTACTATCGTTGACTTAGAAAATTATATTATAAAATTATCAAATGCTGATTATTTGAGAAGAATTGAACTTTTAGTTCAATTACTATCGGAAACTGGTGATCCTTCAAAATTAGTTGGACAGCAAATACAAAAAACAAATAATCCAGATGTATTTGGGTCAGTATCCGAAGTAGAAATTTTAAGTAGATCTGGAAGAACTTACTATAAAATCTTTTTATATGTTGGAAATGATGATTCCCATATCAACTATGAGGATCTATTTGAAAGTACTCCAGTTACTAAAACAATAATACCAATTTTATCTTCAGATAATTATGATACAATTACTGTAGATTCTACAATTGGATTTCCTGCTTCTGGTAGTTTTTTATTTGGAACCAATGAAATATTTTACACCAATAAAAGTGTAAATCAATTTTTTGGATGTTATACTGCAGGACATTCTCATGTTAATTTAAATATTCCAACAAAATCTATTATAAACTCTAAAGATACCTATTTTGGGTATGAAAATGGTGATGTTACAAAAAAACTTGAATTTTTATTACTATCAAATATTTCAGATATTATAATTGACAATACTGCAGAAAATGCCAAGCATGTATTTTCAAATGAAGATCTTTATGTCGGTAGTTTGGGAAAACTGATTAGGAATAGGGAAAATATTCCTACAGAAATTTTTTCAAACAGCCTAGTTTACAATACTAGCGTCAGAATTAAATTATCTAGTTATAATAAACCTTCGGCATCAGCGACAGTTGATATTGAATTAGATAAAAGTTTTCTAAAGGTAGGTGATACTGTAGAATTTTTAGAAAGGAATACCGAGATTTTAGTACAATCACTATCAAACGCTACAATTGAATCTATTAATGGATCCGAAATAAGATTCTCATCATCTCTTGATAGTTTAAATGATTTAAAAACATATGATATTCGTAGAAAATTAAAAACCTCAACTAGTTCATTTATACCATTATCTTTTGATAGTATTACTAGTGATGTATCAAATTTATATTATGAAGATGATAATACCTTATATATTGCATCCAATTCACTTCCATCATATCCGATTCAAAATGATATCATTAAATCGACAGTATCTTCACTAAAGAATTATGATTCTATAGAGGAAAAATACACTACTTTAGAATTAACTCAGTTATCTTCATTTGTTACTGGGGATAAAGTATATTATTCATATACTGGAGATCCTATTGGTGGACTGATAGAAGGTGAATACTATCTTTCAATAACAAATTACAAAGACATAAAATTATACAATTCAACATCAGGTATAGTTGTTGATAATCACATTTATTTTTCATCTTTGCCAGGTGGAACCCATACATTCACATTAGTATCTCAAAAAACTGATGATGATAAGTTGTATCCAGCAAAGATATTGAAAAAAATATCTTTAAATCAAAATTATCTTGATGTTAGTAATGATGAAATTGGATCAGATACCATAGGAATTATGGTTAATGGTGTGGAAATATTGAGTCCAAAATCTACAGATAAAATATATTATGGACCATTAGAAAGTGTTCAGATATTTAAGCAAGGATCTGGATATGATGTTATAAATCCACCATTTCTTAAAGTGGAAGGTAATGCCAAATTGCAACCTGTAGTTCAGGGTGGTATAGAAAAAGTTTTTGTAGATCCTGTTTATTTTGATGTTAGGGAACCATTGGTACTTAAAGTAATTGGTGGAAATGGAAAAAATGCTACATTAAAACCAGTATTAAAAAATAAGTCTAGGGAGATATCTTTTAATGCAAGAACAATAGATGATGGTGGTGGTTTAAGTTATGATGATGAGACTATTACATTTTTAACTGATCATAATCTTTATGATGGACAAAAGGTTTACTATTCTTTTGATGAAAATAAAAATCAAAAAATAGGAATATCTACAGCATACGGTCTAAATCAAAAAACTGGTTACTTAGAAAATAACCAGGGATTTCATATTGAAATAATAAATTCAAAAACAGTAAAACTTTTTACAACATTAAATGATTACCGTGCAGGAATAAACACTGTAGGATTTTCAACCGAAGGAAATTTTGGTATACACAGATTTAGAACTGAACCAAGAAAAACATTAGATTCTGTAGTAGTAGTAAATCCCGGTGAAGGGTATACAAATAGAAAATTAATTGTAAGTCAAAGTGGTATATCGACCGTATCCGATTCAATTACCTTTAAAAATCATGGATTTTCAACAGGAGAATTGGTAACTTATGATTATGAAACTACTAATATTGGAGGATTAACAAGATCCAATCAATATTATATTTTAAAAATAGATTCAAACTCTTTCAGATTATGTGATGCTGGTCCAAGTGGGACAGATAGTTCAAATTATAATAGAGAGAAATATGTAGACTTAACTTCTACTGGATCTGGTTATCAGTACTTTAATTATCCTGACATACAGGTAACAGTAACTTATCAACCTGGTCAAAATAATCAAATTAATCCAATTACATTAACTCCTGTAGTTAAAGGATCTATAGTAGATACTTATGTATATGATAATGGTGTTGGATATGGGTCAACAATATTAAATGTAGAAATTATTCCTTCAGTATCTGTTTTACAAGGCAAAGAAGCCTCTATGAGTGCAATCTTGGTTGATGGGGTGATAGATCGTGTAAATATTTTTTATGGTGGATATGATTTTTATTCTGTACCAGATCTAATAGTTGAAAGTGAAAAAGGAATTGGTGCAGTATTAAGAGCAGAAATATCTAATGGACAAATTACAAACGTAGTAGTTATAGATGGTGGTAAAGGATATAGTGAAGATGATATCACAATAAAATTTTCTTTCTCAGGAAAGGATTATTTGCCATATCCAAGAATTCGACAATTAACTGTAGATAATTGTTTTAAATATGGAAAACAATATCAAACACGCAGAGATCCTTCATTAGACTTATTGTATAAAAATATTAAAAATCAATTACAATATGTTGTTTGTGGTTACTTTGATAAATTAAGTGAATATTTTAATGAGTCATCAAATATTCACTCACCAATAATTGGATGGGCTTATGATGGAAATCCAATTTATGGTCCTTATGGTTACTCAGATCCTTTAACAATATCACCAATAAAACAACTAAATCCTAGTTATGTTCAAAGTACTAGTGACATTGTTAATAGACCTAGTGAATTTGCATCTGGATATTTTATTGATGATTATAAATTTGATGGATCTGGAGATTTGGACATCTACAACGGAAGATGGTGTGTAACCCCAGAATATCCAAATGGAATTTATGCATATTTTGCAACAATTAAAGTAAATGCAGATAATGAGATTATTGGAAAGTTCCCATACTTTGTTGGTACAAAATATAGATCAAAGAAAATAATAGAAAATAGTAATGATAAATTAGATCAAACTTATGACTTCAAAAATTCATCTTTATTAAGAAATACCTTACCATTTGGTCCAAATGATCAAAATTCTCTTTATGATTTCTACAGTAGCAATTTAGATAAGCAAATAACAAAAATTACATCAACATCTAAAGGATCTGTAACTAAAATTGAAGTTGTTGATCCAGGATTAAATTATAAAGTTGGTGATAAGTTAAACTTTAAAAATTATTCTTTAAACAATAAAGGATTTGGAGCAACTGCATCGGTAAAGACTCTTAAAGGTAAAACTATTGATGCTATCAATAATGTAAGTAAAACATACTTAAATGCAAAGTTATATTCATCCACAGTTGATGGAACTAAAATCTCTATATTACCAAATCATGAAATAAAACCAAACACTAAAATAGAAGTTACCGGTTTCACAAGTTCATTTTCAAAATTAAATGGTACTTATGAAGCTAAGGTTAATAATTTTTATTCAACACTGATCGATTCAATACCAGAATATAGTGCGGGCATAGTAACAGATATCAAAGTTTCTGCATATCCTGCTATAGTTTCTATTGGAAGTTCTATCAAAATTACAACTGGTACAAGTAGTTCAAGTTATGATCAATATTTTAATATTTTAAATTATTATGAAGATTACTCCATAATAAGATGCAAAAAAGTTGGTGATAGTGGACTAAGTACATCTAATTCTCCAGTTCATTTTTTACCAAACTTTATAGATATAAATTATGGAGATAGTAGTTTTAAATCTTCAACAAACTATAAAAGATATTTTAATCCACAACAATCTGTAGGTGTTGGAACTTTTACAGGATCTCAATACAGAAGAAATTTCTATGTTGGAAATAATTTAGTATCCAAAGATATACCAATTCAAACGATTTATTTGCCAAATCATGGATTGCGAACAGGACAAAAAGTTCTCTTTGAAAAACCTACGACAGGATCTGCTATATTGGTACAAAATAGTCCTGATGGAAGCTCTTGGAATATTCCAGAGACTGGAGATCAAATAGAGTTATATATTATTAATAAAAACAGTGATCATATTGGAATAACAACTCAAGTTGGATTTACAACAAGTACAAATGGATTGTATTTCCCAAGTATCTTAAATTCGGGATCAGATAATAATGAATACTCATTTAATACTCTTTATACTGAGGAATCATGTAAAATATCCCAAAATATAACAACAGTCTCAATTTCAACAGTACACAATTTGAAAGATACTGATAAAATTGAATTGAACGTAGTTTCAAATCAAAGTGTTGGTATTGGTACTAGTGGATATCTTAATGTTAAGTATTTTTCAGATACTAAATCTTTATCTTTAAGAGAATTGCAATTTGATCCTTCGAATGTTTCTATTAGTGAGAACACACTATCAATACAAGACCACAGATTAAACAATGGAGATAAAGTATATTATATTTCTACTTCTGCACCATCAGGAATAACTACTGGAGTTTATCATGTCAATAGGCTTGATGATAATACATTAAGATTGTCGGAAACTTTTAAAGACTCTACAGTTTATCCGTATAATACTTTACAGGTTACAACCCAAGGAATTGGTACACAATCCATATTTGTATTACATCCCGAAATTAGTATAATTCGAAATAATGATTTAGTATTTGATGTTTCAGATTCTTCATTGCAAGGATATCAATTAAAATTCTATTATGATGAAGAATTTAAAAATGAATTTAAATCGCCATTTATTGTTGGTGTAGGAACAGTTGGAGTAACATCAACATCTAGACTAAATTTAAATTATGATGCATCTCTTCCAAAAGAACTTTACTACACAATAGTGGATTCATCTTTAAATAAAATAACTTCTTCAATATCAAACAATAATAATTCAAAGATTAAATATATTAATAGCATTTATTCAAATGAATATGACATATTTGGCGTAACTGATACAACATATCAAATTTATCTCCAAGAAAACCCTGAGATAAACAGTTATGCTAAAGAAGATTGTGATATTTTAGAGTATACAACAAATTCAATCAATGCAAATGGATCAGTAAACGAAATAACTCTTACTGATGGCGGAAACATTTATTCAGACCTACCATATTTCTATGATTCTGATAGTGTAAATGGTACAGGACTGGTTGTTAATTTATCTTCAAATAACATTGGTAAAATTTTATCAAAAGAAATTATGAATGGTGGTTTTGAGTATCCTACAGATCCAACTTTATTGCCATCATTAAAAACATCCAAAAATTGTTACATCAATAACTCATATTATTTGAAGGATGTTAGTGTAATTTCGGGCGGTTCAAATTATCCATCTGCGCCAAATTTGGTGGTCATTGATACTGATACTAGAGATCTGATTGATCAAGGGATCCTAATACCAGAAATGTCTGGATCTGAATTTGGAAATTCTAATATATTTAATGTTACGATCGACAGTACTCCACGTGGATTACCAATTACACCAGTAACAGTTGTTGCAGTAGACAATTCTAATGGAATAAGAATTGATAGAGTAACTTCAAGTTCTTCTGGAATTATGACTTGTATACTAAAAACTCCAATTATAGGATTCCCAGAAGATCCATTTGCCGCTGGTGATCAAGTTTATGTTGAAAATATCGATATTATTCCTGATTCTGGTATAGGATGGAACTCTAAAGATCATGGGTATGTATTATTTGATGTTATTAAGTATACTGCACAGTCAGACCCGGGAGAAATGGAAATTAAAATTCCAAAGTTATATGGAAATCCCGGCATAGCAGTAACCTTCCAAATTAACACATTTGCTTCTATAGTTAAAAAAGAAAACTATCCAGTATTTAAAACAACTCATGAGTACTCACCTTTCATTGATGGGGAGAGTATTTTAATTATTGAATCTGACGAGTCTTTAACCAAAACTGATCTTGTTGTTAAAAGTTATTCTCAAAACTATGTAAAATTATTTGGATCTACCGATATCAGTAAGGGTACAAAAATTAAAGGAAGTACATCTAATTCAATAGCAACTGTGTATGATGTGACTCAAGCTTCTGGAAGTTATGATGTATCTTCATCAAGATTAGTTGAGTATGGATGGAAGTCTGATTCTGGAAAATTAAATTATGATACTCAATTTATTGCTGATAATGATTATTATCAAAATTTATCATATACAATAAAGAGTGAAAAAACATGGGAAGAAATAAAGACTCCCGTAAATTCACTTGTTCACCCATTAGGAACCAAGAATTTTGCAGATACACAGATACAAGATAAAGTAACTAGAATAATTGATAGTGTTGGTATAAATTCAAGTGCCACATTAGAAATAACAAAGATATTAGATACCCAAGTGAGGGTTGATACTATAAAGAATTTTGATATGGTAGTAGATTATGATCCAACATCACAATCATCAAAACTATTAAAGTTCAATACTGTGCAACTTTCAGACTACTTTGGATCAAGATCTAATAGAGTCTTGAATATTGATAACATTAGTGGACTATTTTCCAGTTCTGACGATGCAAATTTCTCAGAAGATTTGGTAATTAAGTCACTTTCACCAGAAGTATCATATTATAAAGTATTAGTCCAAATAAAGAGTAGTCCTGAAAATATAGAGCGGGGTATAAATCATCATCAATTAACTGAGGCAGTTCTTTTGCATGATGGAATTTTTACTTCATATATTTCTGAAAAGACTGTTTACACAAATGATACATATGGATATTCTTATGGAAAACTTGATGTAGAATCTTTTGGTAGTGGAATCTATAATTTATTATTCATTCCGAATGATCCATATAATTATAATTACGATATTAAAATATTATCATCATATTTTGGGATAAATTCAGGAAATTCTGAAAATTATTCAGACCTTTATCTTGGACCAGTTTTTGTGAGAGGGACAACAAATTACATTCAAAGTAATGACTCAGATATTAATATATTATCTTTAGATAAATCAACATATAATAGTTTTATTGTTGAGGTTTATCTTCACAATAGAACTACCAATACATCAAGGTATGTTGAATTATTTGGGCTCTATGGTGGTACAGGTTCAGATGTAATATTAGCAGAGTCTAGTTTCACTGCAAATGATGATGATCTTTCAATATTTACTGGAATTAGTACTTTTGGAGCCTCAATTGATGGGAGCAATCTTGTTCTTTCTTTTGATAATTATGAAAATAACACTTTTAATATAAAAACAAAAATTTATGGTTTTGGAGATTCATCTGTTGGTGTTGGCACTTACAAATTTTCCGATTATCTTCAAGATCAAGAATCTGTAAGAACTGCAAGAATTGATACATCAGTACATGATACTGGAACTAGCGCAGGAATTTCTACTATTAGAGAGTATGATGGAAGCCTGTTTAGTTCCATAAAATCTTTAGTGCGGGTAAGTGTGGGCGATAATCTATCACTTCATCAAGTTGCTACATTATATGATGGTGATAATATTTTTATAACTGAAGCACCCTTAGTTTCTACAGGTTCTTCTATTGGACACTTTAGTTCATCTCTAGATCAAAAAACTATAAAGTTGGAATTTACTAGAAATACCGAATTTTCTAATGAAAATGTTAATATTACACATCTAGACTATTCATTCTACGAATTTTTGGATGAACTAAATGAACCTGAAGAATTAAATCTGGGATATTTTGTTGAAGATCACTCGATAGGAAAATATTATGGATTTAATAGTGCAGAAATTAATAGGTTGAAATTCCCACTAAATTATCAAAAAACTCCCATTTTTGAAAAATCTTTTGATCCAAATAATAACTTAATTTTAGATCAAAGCACTGGTATAATTACAATTGATGATCATTTCTTTAGTACGGGAGAAAGATTGATTTATAGACCAGATTCATCTTTTACTGGAATTGGATATAGTTCTATACACATTCAAGATTCTATAAATTCATCCGGCGTGACAACAACCGTTTTACCAGAAGATGTTTATGCAATAAGAATTGATAGTAATCAGTTTAAACTCGCATCAAATTATGAAAATTCTATAAGTGGTATTGGAGTAACAATTACCTATCTTGGAGAAGGTAATGCCCATAAACTTGAAATGTATAAAAAGAATGAAAAATCATTAATTACTATTAATAATTTAGTTCAATATCCATTAACATACACTGGTATAGGTTATTCACTAACTAATAATAATGGTAGTATTGGTGTAGGAAATTCTTTCTTTAACCTGACTGGTATAAGTTCAATTTCTCCAATTGACATATTAAAAGTTGATGATGAATATATGAAGGTTATTAATGTTGGCATAGGAACAACAGATGGATCTATAAATTATTTAAATGGAGATTTAAATATTGTAGAGGTTGAAAGAGGATTCTTTGGATCAATATCATCCTCACATACAGATCAATCTAGAGTTGACTTGTACAAAGGTGCTTATAATATAAGTGGTGATAGTATTTACTTTGCAGAACCTCCAAGAGGAAATATTGGCGATCTTATAACTAAAGATGAAAGAAATCTCTTCTATCCAAGAGCATCATTTAGCGGTAGGGTCTTCCTAAAACAAGATTATTCACAAAATGAAATTTATGATGACATTTCATATGAATTTGATGGTAAAACATCAGAATTTACTTTAACCAGACTGGGAATAAACACTGCAGGATTTACTACAGAAACTCAAGGTGGAAGTGGTGTTTTATTCATCAATGGGATTTTACAAACCCCACTCACCAATAATTTAGGCGATTATTACAATTATAGTCTGGATCAAGATGTTCAATCGGGAATAACAACAATTAAGTTCACTGGTCTTACAACTGAAGGTGGAATTTATGTAAGTGACTCCGATGTAAATCAAAACCAATTACCTAGAGGGGGATTAATTGTTTCTCTTGGTTCAACTTCTGGTCTCGGTTATGCTCCTCTTGTAGGAGCTCGGGTTAAGTTAAATGTTGATGAGTATGGAACTATAGTAGATCCTGTAGTTTCAATTGCAAGAACTGGAAAGGAAATTGGAATTACTACAGCAGAATATGATCATATCAATGGAATTCTAACTATTGAATCGGAATCCTCGGAAATTTATAAATTAAGAGAATCTAATTCAAATTATGTTAAATTAGTTGGTCTAGGATTCACTTGTGATAGTCAAGCTGGTATTATATCTTACTTCCCATACACCCGAAATGAAGAATATCCTTTTGGTGTTATTGGATTGGGAACAAATACAGTTTCCTTGAATGTCGGTGTTAGTACACTTAAACATTATTATGTTGGATATGGCACTGCTTTTGTATGGTTACATGGTCTTACACCAGGATCTGGATACAGAGAACCGCTATCTTATGTGATAAGAGATGCAGCTTCCGAATACATTCACAGATTTGTTGATGCTGAAGTAGATTCTATTTACACATCAACAAATACTTATGAACCAATATTTGCAGAATATAATCAAAAAACCGGAGATTTGATTCTTTCTATAGAGGATCATGGACTAACAACTAGTGATACTGTTGGAATCAAAACTGGATCTATTAGATTTACTTGTTCATCTGATGGATATCTTGTCCCATATGCATATCCAAGATCAACAGATCCAGTTGCTGGCATATCTACTGAGATTCTTAGTTACACTACAAATTCCATAACAGTTAATGTTGGTGGAATGGGTGGTTCTGGTGCCGAAATTGATATTGTTGTTGGTGCGGGTGGTACATTAGGATTTACTGTTTCCGCTGGAGGAACAAATTATATAAATCCCATTTTAGATATAGAACCACCATCATATGATAATCTTGAAATGATTGGTGTTTCAAGATTATCTGTTGGACTTACAACAGAAACTGGAACGGGTATGTCTATAAATGTGGATGTTATACCTTCCAGGGTATATAATGATGATGGTACTGTTGGAATTGGATCTACTTTATTTGAAGTATCTTCATTCGAAATTTCTAGAAATGGATATGGATTTAGACGTGGGGATATTATAAAACCAGTTGGACTAGTTACTGCTGCTGGATTGTCTGAACCAATTGAAGAGTTTAAACTGTACGTGTTATCAACTTACACTGACAACTTTGCTGCTTGGCAATTTGGTGAAATGGACCTTATGGATAACATAAAACCATATCAAAATGGTATTAGAAAACAATTCCCATTATACTACAATGGTGATTTAGTATCTTTCCAAAGAGATGAAAATAATCTTGAGCAATCGCAAGATATTGATTTTAATTCTGTTTTGGTTGTATTTGTAAATGGAATTTTACAAGATCCTGGAATTTCTTATGAATTTGAAGGTGGAACATCTTTCAGATTCTTAGAAGCACCAAAACCAGAAGATGTGATTCAAATTTACTTCTATGTGGGCACTTCTAACGTAGACTCTAGTTTAGTTCTTATTGATGAAACTATTCAACCCGGTGATCAACTTAAAGTAAAATCTATTAATAGTAGATTAGATGAAACTGAGGATCAAAATTCTAGAATGGTATTTGATATATTATCTACTGATATTGTTGAAACTAATTTATACTTTGGGGATGGAATAAACTCTGAGATTCTTCGACCCGTTGATTGGGTTAAACAAAAAGGAGATCTTTATATAAATGAAGTTTTCTATTCAAAATCTAGAGAATCCATAAAAGCACAAATTTATCCAACAGCAAAAGTAATATATGATTTTAATGAAACAGATGGATTTATATATGTTGATAATGCAGAGTTATTTGCATATGAAGGCGATTCTGCAGTATCTAGTGATAAACTAGATTTGATATTAGCTCCATACCAAGACAATAATCAAACTGGAATTGTTACTGCAACTGTTTCAGCAGATGGAACTATTTCAACATTTAATATTGTTAATTCTGGTTTTGGATATACAGCAACAACTAGAATTGATGTTTCAAATCCAATCATAGGAATTGGAAGTAATAGAAGTTGGTACAATGTTGGAATTGGAACTATAGGAGACGTTGGTATTGGTACAACGGCTACGGGTTCAGTTACTATTGTTGATGGTGCTATTGGTAGTGTTAGTGTTGTTAACGCTGGATCTGGATACACATTTACAAATCCACCACAAGTTATGTTAGATTCTCCACCTTTTGAGTTGGAGTTACTCACTACTGCAAATTCTATAACCGGATTTAATGGCACTATTGTTGGTATTGCTACTACTAACGGAATAAATTCTACTTTGGCTTTAGAATTTACTATAAGAACTGAGGGAGATATCTTTACCGACCTGACAGTAGGAACTCCAATTTATGTTTATGATACAAGAATTGGATCTGGGGTAACGTCAATTGAATCTTCTGATACTGATATCATAGGAATATCTACAGAATACTTAAATAATGTCTATAAAGTTCATGATATATCTGTTACCAGTCCTACTGCCACGATTAAGTGTAATATTATTGATGATCCAAATCTTTATGGACTTACTGCTACAGGATTTTCCACAGATCCTGTAGGAAGATACTCTTTTGGTAAAATTAGTGGTTTTACAAGATCATCGAATCCAATATCAATAGGAGTAACTTCATATACCGTTAGTGGATTATCAACATATCCAACAATACAACGTAGAGGTAAAACTAGCGGTACTCTTGGAATGAGGAGAACTGGATCCTTGTAAAACAAGTATAAATAGTAAAAAAAATGGTTTAAAATGTCTGCTTTTGTAACGGATCAATTTAGAATTTTAAATACCAATAATTTTATTGATTCTATTACTAATGAAACCGATTACTATTATGTTTTTGTTGGGTTGTCTAACCCAAAAGGGTCTCTAATAGGAAGAAATCCTAATTGGGAGGGTTCCGAGGGGGTTTCATCTGGGGATGCAGTTGTTCCTGCCCCTGTAGATAACTATGACTATCTTACACATTATGGTGATCTAATTCAATATGGTAAAAGAGTAATACCTGAAAATGTAAGAAGATGTATTAGAAAAATTGAATGGAAACAAGGTACAAAATATGATATGTACCGACATGATTATAGTGTTACAAATAGAAGTCCGATTACTGACCGAGCGAGAATTTATGATACAAATTACTATGTGATTAATAGTTTATATCAAGTCTATATTTGTATAAGTAACGGATCTAGTGGTACTGATCCAACAGGAAAAGAATCTCAAGATGAACCAACATTTACCGATTTAGAACCCTCAAAAGCAGGTAATAGTGGAGATGGTTATATTTGGAAATATTTGTTTACTGTACCACCAACAGACATTATAAAATTTGATTCAATTGAATTTATACCTTTACCAAATGATTGGAGTACTTCAACAAGCACTCAAATTGCAAATGTTAGAAATAATGGCAATTCTGATTTAAATAATAATCAAATAAAATTTGTTTACATTGATAATTCCGGAAGTGGTGGTTATTCTGATGGTGAAGTTGATATACTGGGTGATGGATCTGGAGCTAGAGTATTCATAAACACTGATGACAATGGAAAAATTATAAAGACTACTGTGACCACTGGTGGGTCTGGATATACTTATGGAATTGTCGATTTAGGACCACTTCAACAAACACAAAATTTCACCCAACCAGCAAAATTAATTCCAATAATTCCACCGTCTAGGGGGCATGGATATGATTTATACCGGGAACTAGGTTCAGATAGAGTTTTAGTTTATAGTAGATTTGATTCTTCAACGAAAGATTTCCCATCAGATTGTAAGTTTGCACAAATTGGAATACTAAGAAATCCTTCAAGTTTCATATCTGATAATAGATACACAAATTCAACTTTCTCTGGATTATATTCCCTTAAAGTTACTCTCGGCAGTTCAACATTGCCTGTAGTTGGTGAATTGATGCAACAACAGGTAGCTGGTGGATATGCTTATGGTTATGTTGCATCATTTGACACTGAAACATCAATTTTAAAATATTTTAAAGATAGATCAATAGTTTATAATACTAGCACTGCAGATCAAACAGATTATGTTGGTATTTCCACTTTCTCAAAAAATTTAGAATTCTCTAGTACAAATATAATTTCGGGAGCAAACGGATTTACTGCTACTATTGATACAACATTTAATGCATCATCATTAACTGTAAACAATAAAGTAATTAATCTAGATTCTAGTTTTATAAGTGGAGCATCAAGTCCTGAAATAAATAAAACATCTGGAGATATTATCTTTATCGATAATAGACCTTTAGTAACAAGAAGCTCTAGACAAAAAGAAGATATTAAAATCATTCTAGAATTTTAAAAAATGGCACAAAAAACAAATCTCAACATCAATCCATATTTTGATGATTTTAATGCGGACAAAAATTATTACAAGGTTCTTTTTAATCCAGGAAGACCTATACAGTCTAGAGAATTAAATACAATTCAATCTATTCTACAAAATCAGATTGAATCTTTTGGTAGTCATATTTTTAAAGAAGGATCTATGGTGATTCCTGGTGGAACTCACTATGATTCATCATTTCATGCAGTAAAATTAAATACAACTTCTTTTGGTGTAGATATTAACCAATATATCGAAAAATATGTTGGTAAGAAAATAGTAGGTCAATCTTCTGGTCTAACGGCAGTAGTTAAAAAAGTGGTACTGCCCAATGAACAGATAGATGAGATTACATTATATGTAAAATATTTAACTTCAGGTTCTAATTTTGATTTTACAACATTTTTAGATGGAGAATCTTTATCATCCACAGAAACTATTGCGTATGGAATCAATAATACCACAATATCTGATGGTACACCATTTGCATCTTTAGTATCTACAAGTGCTACCGAAATTGGAAGTTCTGTATCTATTGAGAATGGTATTTATTTTGTAAGGGGATGTTTTGCCTCTGTAGAAAAACAAACTTTAATATTAGATTATTATACAAATATATCTTCTTATAGAGTTGGACTGAGTATTTTAGAGGAAATTGTTACTGCAAAGGATGATTCTACACTTTATGATAATGCTAGTGGATTTAATAATTTCTCATCACCCGGAGCAGATAGATTTAGAATTAGATTAGTTTTATCAAAAAAATCGTTAACTGATTTTAATGATACTAACTTTATAGAATTACTTCGTGTAGAAAACGGAGTACTTAGAAAATTAGAAACGAAGACTGATTATAATTTAATCAAAGATTATTTAGCTAAAAGAACTTATGATGAATCTGGAAATTATACTACAAATAACTTTAGCGTATCTTTAAATTCTTCTTTAAATAATCTACTAGGCAACAATGGAAAATATTATGATGGAGATGTAACTACTCAAGGAAATACACCATCTGACGATTTGATGTGTGTTACTATTGGACCAGGAAAAGCTTATGTTAAGGGTTATGATATTCAAAAAAATGTAGGTACAGTACTTGATATTGAAAAACCAAGAGATACTGAAGAAATTAATAATATTCTTGTCCCATTTGATATGGGAAATATTCTCAAAGTAAATAACGTATATGGATCAGCAATAACAAAATCTACAGTATCATTTTATAAGAGAAGAAGAGGATCTTCAGACACACCAACTGGTGATGTAATTGGTAATGCTAGAGTTTATCTATTTAAATTATCTGATATTGCATACACCGGAGAAACGTCAATTTGGGATTTGTATCTTTATGACATTAGAATGTACACAGAACTTACTCTCGGTACTACTTTATCATCCGCTGAAATTAAATCTGGTTCAAGAGTTGTTGGTCAATCTAGTGGTGCAATTGGATATTCCGTTAGTGATGGTGATGGATCAAATACAATATATGTTAGACAAGAATCCGGAACATTTTTACAAAATGAAACTATAACCATTGGTGGGATTGATGCAAACCACCGAAGCATTGTTTCTATAATAGCACATAGTACAAATGATATTAAATGTGTATATAATTCAGATTATTCAACAACTTTTATAGCAGATGCGGTATTGGACAAAGTTCTTGTACCAGGATTTAATGCCTTTGATACTGTAACTGTCGATGGTAGTTCATTAGTTTCATCCAAACCCCTATCAGGAATAACTACAGATACTATAATTGCATATAGAAAACCAGGAGATATAGTAGATACTTATAATAGAGTTACATCCGTCTTTGCAAACACACTAACTCTTGCAACTACTACAGCAACAAGTGGTGTAAATACTGGAACTTTGAGTGCTACAGAAACTGATGTTGGGTTTAGAATAGCTAGATCATCCATAAAAAATCCAGAAAAAAGTTATCTATATGCAATTCTTCCTAATAGTAATATTGCATCTACAAGGCTGAGTGATTCTGAATACAATTTTTCCTCTCAAGCACTGTTAAGTATCACCCAAAGTTCTTCAGAATTAATATTATCTACTTCTGATTTTGATCTTCCTGCAGATAGTGCATCAGTTAGATTTAATACATTTTCTCCAGATAGATATTCTATTCACTATAGTGACGGAACTATTGAACCATTAACCGCTGACCAAGTTACGTTTAATTTACAATATACTACTGTAACTTTTAAGAATGTTTCAAACAGTAAGACTGTTAGTGTAGTCAATGGATCATTTATAAAGTCTGGAATACAAAGTAAGGCAAAAGTTCTTAAAAAGAGTAATATTTTAGATATATCTTTATCTAAGTATGAAGGGTCGGGATCGGATGTCAATAGTAGTAGAAATGATGGACTCACATATAACAGATATTATGGACTTAGAGTGCAAGATGAAGAAATATGTTTGAGAAATCCTGATGTATCAAAAATTATTGCCATATATGAAGAAGTTTCAAATGGAATTATCTTTGATAAATTAACATTTTCTGCGACTTATGGTATACAAAGTAATGCAATTATTGGTGAAAATATTATTGGACAGTCATCCCGATCAGTTGCAAGAATTGTTGGGAAATCTGCAAACACAGTTGAATTTGTGTATTTAAATGGATCTAAATTTACTCTAGGTGAAGTAATTAAATTTGAAGATTCTAATATTAATGCCGAATTAGAGTCAATCACATTTGGTTCATATAAAAATGTTACTTCTGGTTTCAGATTAAATAAAGGACAAAAGGATGAGTATTATGACTATTCATCTATAGTGAGAAATAAAAATTATCCGGAACCATCTAGAAAGTTGAAGGTAGTATATGACTATTATGATGTATCTTCTCAAGATAATGGTGATGTGTATACTGTGTCTAGTTATACTGAGGAGAATTATGGATTTGATATACCAAGGATTGGAAAATATAATATCAGAGCATCTGATATTTTAGATTTTAGACCAAGAGTAGCAGAATTTACAGGATCTTCTTCATCACCTTTTGATTTTACATCAAGAACTTTTAGTACTTCACAAAAAATATTCCCAACACCAAATCAAGCTTCTCTGATTTCATATAATGTGTACTTAGCAAGGATTGATACTTTATATTTGGACTATAATGGAAGTTTTGCCTTAGAAAAAGGTACATCATCATTAAGTCCAAAAAGACCAAGAAAGGGATCAGATTTTCTGGAGTTGGCATCAATTATATTACCACCCTATCTTTATGATACCTCTGATGCTGTTATTGATATGGTTGATAATAAGAGATTTACTATGAGAGACATAGGTTCTATGGAAAATAGAATCGAAAAACTTGAAAAGGTAACATCACTATCACTATTAGAGTTAAGCACACAAGCATTCCAAATTAAAGATTCTGATGGTCTTGATAGATTTAAAACTGGATTTTTTGCAGACTCTTTTAATGATAATTCATTCATAAAAGATAGATCTTTATGTCAAGTTAATGAAGATGGTGAAATGACACCTCTAATTAGTGAGTATACTATTTTCAATAAACCACTAACTGATCAAAATATTACAGCATCTGACTATGACAGCACAACTAATTATAAATTATTAGATCCTAGAGTAAGAATAAACAGAAATGTTGTAACTCTCGATTATACTAATAATGATTGGATTGAGCAAAACTTTGCAACTAGACTTGAAAATGTAAACCCATTCCATGTTATTCAATATGTTGGTGACATTAGATTAAATCCATTCAGAGATACTTGGACTAGAACTGAAAAGTTATCCGATGAGACAATTAGACACTCATTATCGTTAAATCTTCGATCATCTGTTAATACTTTAGATCTTAATTTGGTTAACCAAGGTGGTGCCCAAGCAGGAAATCAAGGTTTAGGTGAAAATGAAGTTAGAGATACATTCTTAAATTTAAATCTATCATCTCCACAAATCACACAGACAGAAAGAACAGAGGATTTTGATACTAGTACTGCAACAACAACTGAGACAACATTTGTTGACAGTAAAAATGATAATTTTATGAGATCCAGAAACACTGAATTCTCTTCATCAAATCTGACAGCATTTACCAGATATTATGCCTTCTTGGATGGAAATAGTTCTGTTGATATTGTACCAAAATTAGTAGAAGTTACTAGTGATAGACAATTGACTAATAGTGGTGCAAATGGTGTTTTTGAAATTGGAGAAAAAGTAACTGCATATAGTGCCGAGGGAGATGAACTCGGCACATTTAGACTTGCATCCCCCAACCACAAATCTGGACCATTTAATAATCCCACATTAAAGTATGATACTAATCCTTATAACAAGGAAGAAACTTTATCTGAAGCATATACACAGTCATCATCAGTTTTAAATATTGATACAAGATCTTTATCTGATGATGCAACTGGAACTCTTTATACTGGATATATAACAAAAGGTTGTAGTTTGGTTGGTGAAAATGGTGCATTAGCATACGTAAAAGATATAAGACTTGTAACAGACAATTATGGCGATTTGATCGGCACTTTCTTTATAAGAGATCCAAATTCATCACCACCTCCACCATTAAGAATTCCAACGGGATCAAAAACATTTAAATTATCATCTACTCCCAATAATAGAAATGGTTTGATTGGAGATACCTCAATTTCTTCAGCAGAAGCATCCTATGTTTCTGAGGGAACAGTAAATCAAATTAGAAATACTACTAGAGTTACCTCAGTAACCGCATCTCTAGAAACAATTAACAATATTAGAACCAGAAATCTTGAGGCAATAAGGCAGGAAGAAATTTCTACAGTTGATACGCCAACACCAGTAATTAACAATATTACAAATATTACTCAAAACATTACTCAAATTCTAGGAAGACAAGCTCATGCTGACCCTTTAGCACAAACATTCTTAGTTGGAACTGCCAGAGGATTAAACTCATTTAATGATGATGAGAATGGTGCATTTTTGACTGCAGTTGATTTATTCTTCCAATCGGTAGATTCTGGAAATGCTGAAATTACCATTCAGGTAAGAACTACAGAGTTTGGTATTCCAACTCTACAAATTATAGGTGATCCAGTAACACTTAGACCAACTGATGTTGTTTCTGGAACTACGATTTTCCGAGATAATGTTTCTGAAGATGGATCTGTAGCAACAAGAGTAACTTTCCCATACCCAATATTTTTACCACCCGGACTGGAATATGCAATAGTATTGATGGCTCCACAGAGTGATGAATATAGAGTATTTACTGCAAGAATGGGTGAAAAAACAATAAGTACCCAAAATCTACCCGATGTTGAAAGTGTAAGATATACAAGTCAATTTGCTATTGGCAGTTTATTCAAATCCCAGAATGGTTCCACATGGACACCAGATCAATATGAGGACCTGAAGTTTAAATTATATAAAGCAAACTTTACTCAAACTGAAGGAATACTATACTTAGGTAATAGTGATCAAGATAATCGTTATCTTAGTTGGAGAAGATTAAAAAATAATGACATAAAGATTTTACCCAAAAAGGTAAAAGTTGGAATTGACACTATCACTGATGCTGGATTATTGAATATACTCTCTCCAGGAAGAAAAATTGGTGATGCTAGCAAAAATTATGTTTATGGTACAATCGAAAAAGTGGGTAGTAAAGCAACCGCTGTTGGAATTGATACTGGAGGAAGAAATTATCCATCAGGATCTACATCAAATGTATCTACCTTTAATGTAACTGGCAATGGTAGTGGTTTAACACTAGATATAACAGCAGGATCTAATAACACCATAACAGGTGCCACTCCAAATAATCTCGGAAACGGATATGCAATTGGAGATGTCGTTGGAATTGTAACATCAGATGTTACTGGAAATAGTGGTCAAAATGCATTATTTACTATTACCAGCAATTCAAACAGTCTTGATACATTATATCTAACGAATGTATCTGCTCAGAGCTTTACAGAAGGAGTTGATGTAACTTACTATGATAACGGATCACTAGTTAGTTTAGCAAATACACATGTTACATCATATTCTTCATATGCTGGTGATTTCTATAATGGAAAACATTTTAAAGTAAGTCAGTTTGACCATGGAATGTATGCTCAAAATAATCTGGTTACAATAACTGGAATAGATCCAGATACTCCAACAGTAAAATTAACATCAGATCTATCATCAAATGGGCAAGCATTTAATATCAATTCAAGTGATATTACATATTTCTCTACTTTTGAGGGTATAACGGTATCTTCTACTAATCCAGGATATATTAAGATTGGAAGTGAAATTGTACAATACTCTTCAGCTGTTGGATCTGAGATTAGTGGATTAAATAGAGGTCAATTTGGAACTCAAGCAATTCCACATTTCCAAGGAATGGCAATCCAAAAATATGAATGTGGTGGAGTTTCTCTTGGAAGAATAAACAGAACTCACAATATTGTTGATAATGGTATTGAAATTGATAGTTATTATGTTGAAATTGAAACTGTTGGAACTTCTGCTTTAAATGCAGAATTTTTAGGACAAAATAGATCTATTGACGATGGTACTAACCCAGAACTATCTTTCAATACGGAAAGTAATATTCCATCAAGTAATGCTTTTGCAACTGAAAACATTCTATATGACACAATCACTCCTTGGGTCGATGCAATTATACCAGGTCAAGTATGTTCTATTCAAACGCAGTTAAGATCAATTACTGGAACTAGCTGTGATGGAACAGAAGTATCATTTGTAGATCTTGGATATGAAAATGTTCAACCAAATGTAAAAAATAAATTAAATTCTATTAGAATGATTGCATCAAAACCGAATGCAGATGAGTACTTGACCAATATCCCCAGAAATAGATCCCAAACTTTATCTATCAGATTATCAACTAGAAATTATAATTTATCGCCAATGATCTTTGTTGATGATGCTAGTTGGTCAAAGTATGAAAAAGCTAGAATTAGTAATCCAATTTCAAATTATATTGATGACTATAAACCATCTTCGATACTAACAGATCCTCATGAAGCATCATATACATCAAAAAATATTATGCTTTCACAACCATCAAATACATTGAAAGTAATTTTAACTGCCCATAGAGATGATGCTGCTGATTTTAGAGTAATGTATTCTTTACTAAGACCAGAAAGTGGAAGAAATCTGTTAACATACGAATTATTCCCTGGATATAATAATCTAACATCAGACCTGAATCAAGATGGATATTTGGATGTAGTTGATATAAACAGCAATAGTGGACTTCCAGATAAATTTGTATCTGCAAATTCTCGAAATCAATTTTCCGAATATGAGTATACTGCACCAAATGTAGGACCATTTATTGGATTTGCAATAAAAATTGTAATGTCTTCAACTAAGATGGATAAATATCCAAGATTTAGAGACATTAGAGCAATTGCACTAGCATGATGGATCTAGTTAGAGTTGATGGACATACAAATCTCTACCGAGATATTAGTACTGGTGCCATCGTAAATGTCGATAATATGTCCTATGAACAGTATTTGAATGGAGTTTCATCTAGAATGAATACGAAAAAAGAAATACATCAGTTAAAATCTGATGTAAATGAAATTAAATCCCTACTAAAGGAGTTGATCAATGAATCCAAACGAAATTGAACTTGAAGATTTAAGTAAGAATTTTGAATATCATAAAATATCTATAGAGATAGACTCTTGCGATTGTATTGAAACTCTTAAAAATGTTGCAAAGTCTTATGTGAAATTATATTTTAAACAGCAGGAGGTTGTATCTTCATTTAAAATATAAATAACTTAAGAACATAAATTTAAGTAGATGGCAGCACCTTTTGCATTAAATTTGACAGTTAATACCTCAACATCTTTTTCACAGACTTTTTCTTTGGAAGATGATAATGGTGCACCATTAAATTTATCCAATTATACATATCAATCCCAACTAAGAAAGCATTCATCAAGTAACACATACGTTAGTTTTGCAACAACGGCGGTATCAGCATCAGAAGGAGAATTGAAATTAACATTAGATCCCTCAGACACTGCAGACCTAAAACCTGGAAGATATGTATATGATATCGTATTAACAAAAATAGGTGATGGATCAAAACTTAGAGTTTTAGAGGGATCTGTCATAGTTTCACAGACCGTAACTAGGTAATAAAAAATGGCAAAACCATCAACCAGACAAGGATTGATAGATTATTGTTTACGAAGACTTGGATATCCTGTTTTAGAAATAAACGTAGATGATGATCAATTAGATGATTTAGTTGATGATGCTATACAATATTTTAATGAGAGACATTTTGATGGTGTTGAAAGAATGTATCTCAAATATAAAATTTCTCAAGATGATGTTAATCGTGGGACCGCAAAAAATACAAGTGGGGTTGGAATTGTAACTACTACAGCAACCTCCGTAGACACTGGAGCAGGAACATTTAGTTCTAGTTTTTATGAAACATCAAATTTTATTCAAGTTCCAGATTCTGTAATTGGTATAGAAAAAATATTTAAATTTGACACTAGTTCCATTTCTGGTGGAATGTTTAGTATAAAATATCAATTATTCTTAAATGACTTATATTATTTTAACTCTGTCGAATTACTTCAATACGCAATGACGAAGAGTTATCTTGAAGATATTGATCATTTATTGACTACAGATAAGCAAGTAAGATTTAATAAAAGGCAAGATAGATTATATTTAGATATAGATTGGGGATCACAAACTGTTGGAGACTTTATTGTAATTGATTGTTATAGAGCACTTGATCCAGCATCATTTACACAAATATATAATGATAGTTTTTTGAAGCAGTATTTAACATCACTGATCAAAAGACAGTGGGGTCAAAATCTTCTCAAGTTTAGAGGTGTTAAATTACCTGGAGGAGTGGAATTAAATGGTAGAGAAATATATGATGATGCAGAAAAAGAATTGCAAGCATTAAAACAACGAATGGCTGCAGAATATGAATTGCCACCTTATGATTTTGTAGGATAAAAAATGTCTTTAAATCCTTTTTTTCTACACGGATCAGAATCCGAACAAAAACTAATACAGTCTTTGATTAATGAACAATTAAGTATGTATGGAATTGAAGTTTCATACTTACCACAAAGATTTATTAGAAAAGAAACTATACTAAGAGAGGTTAGCACCTCACAGTTTACGGAGCAATATAAAATTGAAGCTTATTTGAGTAATTATGGTGGTTATTCTGGGTCTGGAGACATACTTAGCAAATTCGGAATGCAATTAAAAGATGAAGTGACATTAATTATATCCAAAGAAAGATTTGAAGACTTTATCTCTCCATTTTTAGGTGAGATACCTGATGCAGAGAATGGTATTAGTTTAAGACCGAGAGAAGGAGATTTAATCTGGTTTCCTTTAGGGCAAAGATTATTTGAAATTAAATTTGTTGAGCATGAACAACCATTTTATCAATTGGGAAAAACATACGTATATGAACTAAAATGTGAACTATTTGAATATAGCGATAGAACTGTAATTAATACTACTCTTGATGAAGTTGATGACGTATTAGAAGACTTTGGATACATAAAATCTTTGACATTAGTAGGATCAGCAGTTACTGCAACAGCATCTGCAACAATTCACAATTCTTATGGTTATGTTAGAAATATAAAACTTATTGATGATGGATATGGTTATACAACTGTACCCACTGTAACAATAGATCCTCCTCCTGCAGGAGGATCTGCCGCAACTGCAGTTGCTATCACATCATGTAGAGGAAATTATTGTTCTGTAAATTCTATCTATCTGACAAATGCTGGATCTGGTTATACTACCGTTCCAAATGTAGTTATTTCTGGAACAACTGGTATTGGAGCTACTGCTGTTGCAGAAATGATTTTTGAAAAATCCTTAGGAATATCAACAATATCTATAGGAAACTCTGGATCAAACTACACCTCTGCTCCGATAGTAACATTCTCATCGCCAACTGGTGGTCAGGCTTTTGCAACCGCTACGGTAAGCGGGTTAGGTACAGTATCCTCAATAACAGTAATTGATGGTGGATGGGGATATAGTAGTTCTCCAGAAATAGTAATAGAAGAAGGGACCAGCGAGGGTTCTATTCTTGCTACTGCAGTCGCTACAGTAAGTGGTCTTGGTACAATATCCTCGATAACGGTAACTAATGGTGGTACTAACTATGATCCACTTGATTTCCCAGATGTAACAATATCAAATGATATACAATATAAGTCTGGACTTTCCACTGCAACTGGAATTTCTGTAATAAATTCTAATGGATTTGTTACATCAGTGCTAATGTCTTCTGCTGGGTATGGGTATACCACTGCACCAACATTGCAGTTTAGTTCTCCAATTTCTATAACTGGTGTAGGAACCTATATATTTAATGAAGTTGTAACAGGCGGAACTTCTGGAGCAACAGCTTACGTTAAAGATTGGAATTCAGTCTCTGGTATTCTCAAAATAGGTAATGTATCAGGAACTTATATTGATGGAGAAACTATAACAGGATCATCTTCTTCTGCACAGTATATGATTTATGATGTAGGAGAAAATCCTGAGTATTTGGATAAATATGAACAAAATGATGAAATACAAACAGAATCGAATTCTATAATTGACTTTACCGAGAAAAATCTATTTGGGAATTACTAATGCTAGGGACTTATTTTTATCATCAAAACATAAGAAAAACAATTATTGCATTTGGCAATCTTTTTAACAATATTACTGTTAGGTCAAAAGATGCTGATGGTGATACATTTAGTGAAATAAGAGTTCCACTTTCTTATGGACCAACCCAAAAGTTTTTGGCAAGATTAGAGCAACAAGAAAAATTAAACAAACCTGTTGCAATTACATTGCCAAGAATATCTTTTGAGATGAATT